GATAGTCAGGGCCTATGAGATAACCAGTGATCTGATAACGCGTCGCCGCACGCCCCATATCCTCAGCGTATGGAATATCTCGCTTTGGATATTCGTGCAACACCACGCGTCGCCCACCACTGCGCGCCTGCTGCTCAACATGATATTGCACACCAGCAAACGATGCTGGTACCAGTCGCTTGCGCCAAGGCGCAGGGGAGATTTCTTGAATCGTCGCCATTTAACTGCCGATCTTTGCAAATGTCTTTTTCGCAGGACCGCCCTCGGTCACGACCTTGGTATCAATGTCTTCATCCTTATTATCTAGCCCAAGGAAAGTCTTGCCACCGCCATAGGTCTGGAAGCGGTCGCTGACATCAACATTGACCTTCGGTGCCTTGCTTTCAATGTGATCGGAAAATTCCATCTGCGCAATTTTACCCTTTAGAAACCAAGTCTCCGATGACGCCTCATAGTAGCCAACTACGTTGTCGCCTGCACGAAATTCTATCCGGTCTTTCGTACAGCGCACTTCGGTGTTGACGCTGTCGCCTTCATGCTTGTATTTTTCCTGCTGCCCGGTGCCTCCACCGCTGCCTTCGCCCTCCAGCGCCTGCACTCCAGCAGCGCCACCACCGGACTGACCATCTTGTTTCTTTTCAATCTTGTGCGTCTGCATTTTCTTGTTGACGTGACGCAGACTGGCGAAACGGGTCTTGTCGCTCTTTGGATCTTTTACAGACTTGCCGTCAAGCGACACAACGTAAGTACCATTTTCTTTAAACAGCACCATCTGCTCAGAGCCATCAGGCGCATAATTAGCGCCCTCACCTTCGCTCATGTCATAAGGGCGCACACGCCTGTCATCAACCAGCGCTATCGGATGCGATCGCGATCCGCCCACATATATCATCAATGCTTCAGCCGCCGGTCCTTTTGGCTGATCATGATTCCAATCACCGTCTTCAGTTGGATTGGACGGCTTGGAAGATTTCTTCTGGTTAGGGTCTTCCTGCTGCTTGATTGGGAATGAAGTCATCCCGACCATCTGCCAGCGCTCAAAGTCGCTGGGCGTTTCACTATGATAGACGTCCGCCTTCTTGACTTCCTGCATCAAATGGTCATCGCTGAATTCACGTATAGTCGCGCGGGCAGTTCCCATGCGCGCCTGCCGTGCAGCATTGGCAAGTGTAGTGCGTATCGTCATTGATTCGGCCTCGGTGTGCCTTCGCCTAAAGCTTTGGTATTGACAAGTTCAAGCACGGTGCGCGTACCAGTGCTGTTGTCTTGACTGAACGTGGCGCTCTTGAGTATCAGAGGAATTCCGTTCATTACAAGCATCGGTGACTGCACCGTCACCCATTGCCCTCTATTCCACAATCCACCAGAAGGCTTCAGCCAGCCGTAGACGGTCCCGTAAACTGTGACATAGGACTCCTTCAGCCAGCCACTTTCACCCATCACGCGCCCTTCAAGCAAGTCCTTATGGAAGTATGGTATCTCAGGGACGACGACGCTGGGTGGATATTTCTGTCCGTAAGTTTCAAATGGTTCAGCCTTGAATGGTTCACTCGCAACCTTGGTACCATGCTGCTGATCATTGCCGGGACCTTGATTTGGGCTAGGCACACCGCCAGCTTGCAAAGGGTCATAAATTACTTCGCGTCCCTCCATCATGTTCTGCCCTTCAATCAGGCTGTCACTGCCGCCCACGGCCCCGGTCAAAATTACGAAATTGCCCTGCGGGTCTGACGTATGAGAAATGCCAACCGGACTGTTCTTGACGCCTAAATGTCGTGTCAGTACGTCGATGAAATCATGTACCGATTCGCCTGGAGTCGCGGAATAACGCGGTATCTTGAACTTTGGCAGCGCACCGCCTTCAATTTTCAAATTGATTTTCAACGGCTTGAGCACGTCGCGAATGATCTGCTCAGGCTCCTTATTCTTCCATTCACCTGTCTTGGAAATCACACTTGAAATCGCCATCTGTAGATTATTGGCACACTGTATTTCTATGTGATGGCGACGCGCATCCGCAAACACTTGCCGCGTCGTAACCTTGCCGGTAAAAGCGAGCTGTCCAGCCAGCGTAACAGTGCATGGATCACCCGGCATGATCTGCAACTTGACCAGATGCTTGCTCAGCGGTGAACCTTCGCTGCACGTGAACCGACAGGAATAGGCAGGCATCTCACGCAATTGATGCTTGACAGAAACACTTTCCCAATCTTGGAAGTCGGTCCCTTTCACCGTCAGGACTGCAAGCTCTGATGCCTTTACCATGGCTCATTCAAAAGCATAAGTATTGAATGCAGTCACTCCGCCACCAGCCATCGGTGCCTGCGGTGAACGATGGATCTTCACATCAAGAAAAGCTTGATCAATCCTGTTCTTTTCTCTCTTGGCTTTATCCATGCCGCTAAAATCAATGTCCACGGTGGCAGTACCGTAACGATCATTTGGACCAACCCGCAATGAACTATCAATCGCGTCACGTGACAATGCCGCGTGCGGTATAGCTTTCGTACCGGCAGTCCAGATGCCGCTCTTCACTCCTTCACGGAATCCTTTCTGTATCATTTCACGAAAACGCGCTGCTGCTGCGTGCCCGCCCGGACCGCCGCCAAAATCATTGTACACTTCACCGAAGCGCACCTTGCGTCCGCCTTGGTGCTGCGCATTGGGGTCATTGGCACTGCCTTGGTCCGTCGCGCCTTCCAGTAGATTGCTGCCGCCATGGACGAAGGCCATCGCATTATACATTGCTTGAAAACGCTCAGGGCTCATCTGCGCCATTCGTGCGCCCAGCAGTCCCCTCCTGACCGGCCCATAGAAACTGCCCTTGCCGGTGCCGAACACCATCTGTTTCAATGACAGCGGCTCTTGCCCACGCTTGGCGCGCTCCGTATTGACATAGTCCATACGGTTGGCCAGACTTTCATAGACGGCTGCTGGATCACTTTCATGCTCCATCGTCATCAGCGCCGCAACTTGTCTCTTTAAAGCTGGATCGTTTTCGATCTGTTGCTTCATTGGCGCGCGGCGCGCCGCCAGATACTCGCTGCCTTCCTTGCCTTCACCGAGATCAGCGGTAGTTTCCGGTCCACTCGCGCTGCTTGTGCCGGGAGCTAGGCTTGGCCCGCTACGTCCCATCGGCCCTTGCGCCCCGCCTACAGCAGCGCTTGTACGCCCTCCCGGCACATCAGTACCGGCAAAGCCGCCACCACCTGCGCGACCACCGAGAGTGCCAGTGTTTTCAGATTGATCCCACTTCATCAACACATCGCGCATATCACGCAATGACTTGTTTGAATCTTTTTCCGTTTCCTCGGAATCCTTTTGCTCCAGCAAAGTTGATCCAGATTCATATTCTCCGGCGTGCGCCTCAGTGCTTAATTGTTTCGAAAGCCAATCCCAAATTTTACCAATACCTGTGCCACCCTCCATGCTTCCGGGAATCTGCTCTTTGGATCTTTCAATAATTTTCCCGACTATAGTGCCTGTAGTAACTGACTTGTCTCCTTCCTTGCCTCCTCCCTTGCCAATCCACTTGGACAAGAATTTATCAATCGAATCAACAGCACTAGAAATCGCCCAAAATTCTTGGCTCGTTGTTGACAACGTCGGCATGACATAGGTATTGAAAAAATTCTTGAACCCCTCAGCAAAAGCTTTCGCTTTATCATTTAACTTGAATAGGCCATCCGGCCCAACCATGGTATTGACACCTTCAATCATCGTGAAGGCCATGTGCGTCCAAGTGCCAGAAACGATGGTGTCAAGATTGGTCATCGTCTTGTGATATTCTTTGGCTTGATCCGTGTTGAATTTCCACGGCTCAATCAAACCTTTCATCCCGACAATGCCAGCCTCAAATGCAGCCTTGGAATAACCAGTAACAGTTGGCAGCCAAGCCTTGAAGCGTTCACCGCCGTTATTGTAGGCCTCCTGTAATTTATTCATCGCCTCTTGCTGTCTGCCCATATTCACGAGCTGACGAACCTGCTCAGCAAGAACCGGACTGCTGGCCTGCAATGATCTATAGAATGAAGAAGTTTCCTGCAGCGCCAAGACTTCCTGCAACTTGGCACCGATGCTGCCGATACCGCTGGCAGCTTCACCAGCATCAACACCGGCAGCAGATAATTGCACCCGCAGATTCTTGACACTGTCAACGGTGAAGCCAGTATTCGTGGCAAAGTTTTTAATACGCAGTTCACCGACAGCAAAACTATCAAGCGCCTTGGCAACGCCAGCGAAGCTAAGCGCCAAACCACCAGCGCCCATCAAGGTCTTGGCAAGACCAGCCGCAGCCGCGTCCATCGCCTTGATAGGGCCGCTCGTATAACGCTGCACCGTCTGGCCAAAGCGAGCGAACTCGTTGGTCAGATTGTTGGTACCCTTACCACCAGTCTCATTGAGGCTGTTGATCTTGGTCTTTAAATTGTCAACCTCTTTGCCGAGCTGACCAAAGAACGCCAGCATTGCATCGGCATCAAAGTCCTGTGCCATTATTCATAAGCCACTTGATTGCTGCGATTGAGCTTTAAAGTCTTGAACACACCACCATCAATATCCGCGTCAGTCTTAACTCCCGCTGGCACGTTATTCAAATTGATATTAACGTTGGCAGATGCTTTACTCCATACATCACTTTTAGGGGTTATAGCTTTATCAACTTTGTCTCTTTGATTGCCTCTTGCCGCTTCCACCGCCGCCACCGCTTCCGCTCCAGCATAGCGAATGTCAAGATCATTCAGGGTCCGCTTGCCGTGGCTATAGCCATATTGGTCAACCATATCTGCGGTGTTGGTCTTTGGGTCATATGTGCCGGGGACAATGGTCATGACGTGACCACCTCTGGCACCGGGAGCCAAGATCTGTCCCTGCGTCCCGCCATAACGACCGTGCCAGTACGTCGCCACCATACTGCCAAACGGACGTCCCGGTTCGTTGATGCCTTCCTTGGTTGAGGCTTCTCCCCACTTATGCCACGACGTAGCAGTCGCGCCACCGGGCGGTGGTTTAAATCCTGCAGACTTCACATACCCACTGGCAACAATGCCGCAGGCTGGCCCGCTCATCTTGTAACCGCGCTGCGCAAATAATCTTTGCAACCCGGCAACGTCACCAGCACGACCAAGCATTTCTGCTTGCTTCATCGTATCAGCATCGATGACCTTGCCGCCTTCATCGTTCAATTGTGCTGGCCCGCCTTGGCCGCTTTCAGGGCTGGCACCATCGCCGCCGCCGCCCATTCCACCTTTGCCGCCCCAGCCTCCGCCAATGCCGCCACCGACCAGCTCGTCATCCCACTTGACAAATATGTCACGCATATCGGCTAAGATTTTACTGGAATCTTTTTCAGTTTCCTGCTGCAACAAGGTAGCACCCGGCTCATATTCACCAGCATGTGCCTCAGTGCTGAACAGCTTGGTGAACCAATCATAGAATTTAACCATGCCTTGCATCGGTCCAATGCCAGCTCCGCTCTTGGCTGTATATCCCTCAATCCCGCTTGGCTGCTGCTTCATGGCGGTCGCGAGTTTACCAACGGTGAGGTCAGCGGGAACGTACTTGTTTATAACGTCGATAATAAATTTGGCTTCTCGATACGTTGTCTTCAAAGTGTCCATGACTGGACCGTCAAAATACTTCTTGAAGCCTTCCGCAAACGCCTTTGCTTTTTTATTCAACCCTTCCATCCCGCCTTCTGTGCCGGTCAATTTTAAAATGCCCTCCAGCATTGATGCAGACACACTTTTCCAGACGCCATCAAAAATAGTTTCGAGATTGACCATTGTTTTGTGATATTCTAAAGCCGACTCCTTGCTGATTTTCCAAGGCTCGATCAATCCTTTCAAGCCAACTTTCTGTGACTCCCATTGCGCTCTGGTCATGCCGGTAACAGTCGGCAACCAAGCCTTGAAGCGTTCACCGCCGTTGTTATACGCTTCCTGCAATACGTTCAGCGCGCCTTGCTGATCACCAGCGTTCATCAACTGACGAACTTGTTCAGCAAGTGCCGGACTACTGGCCTGCAGCGAACGATAAAACCCGGACGTCTCCTGCAGAGCCAAGACTTCCTGCAGCTTGGCTCCTATATTGCCAATGCCTTGACTGGCTTCATTGGCGCTGATGCCAGCCGCAGACATTTGCAGGCGCATTTTCTTCAAAGCTTCGCCAGCAAAGCCAGTATTGATTGCAAAATTTCTATTCTGCAATGCACCGACGGCAAATGCATCCAGTGATTTTGCAGCGCCCACGAACATGGCAGCAAGGCCACCGGCACCGCCAATCACGGTGGCCAGATGACTAGCCGCGCCTTCCATCCCGCGCATCGCGCCACGCGTATGGCGTTGAATTGTCTGACCAAACCTTTCGGTCTCGTCAGTCATTTTCTTCATGGCACTACCAGCCTCACTGAGACTGGTAATCCTTGTTTTTAAACCATCAACCTCTTTTCCCATCTGGCCAAAGAACGCCAGCATGGCATCAGAGTCAAAATCATCAGCCATTGTCGTCGTCCACCGGCCTCAATATCTCCTCCAATCGCGACGTCCATTTGATGTGCCGCGCTATTTCAGAAAACGGCATATCCAAGAACTCGCGCGGATTGCGCCCGTAGTATTTTGCGAGCCTGTAACAGTCTAGGATAAAGTTGTCCTCTACATCTCTGGAATAAAAAAACGATGCGCCAGAGCCAAAGCTGCATACCCCCAATCTTTTGGATGCAGTTGCTTGATCGTAGAGGGTGGCACTCCCGCAAGCCGTGACATCATGGCGAACATCGCCTTCGTCTCAAACGTCATCTTGGGCTGCTCGCCTGTCAAAAAGTCAATCATGACAGGCGTACCGCAGATTTCAATGTCGCCTGCAGTTGGCTCGCGGAATTTCAGTTCTTGTACTTCTTCGCCGTGCGCAATAACTTTCTTGCGCAGGGGTATCACAAGCTCGTTGGTAACTTCTGCCCCATTGACCTGCTTTGGCTCTTCAGGCTTGGGTACTTCTGTTTCATCTACCATCTACTGAATCTCATCGCAACTGATGCCTTCCCACTTGATCCTGACTAGACCATCGCGGGCGTTAATAGCAAGGGCAGATACACACCAGCCCTCACGCAACACGTAAGTCGAGTTATTTGCCAGCTCAGCCGTGACAGTCACGTTGACCTGAGCTTCAAAGTCCTCGATTGACAACCCCGGCACGGTTGACACGTCGCCTTCAATTGAAGGCACGCGTGGAAGCTCACTATAGCCGTGAATGTAGTCTTGACCGGCAAGACCAGCGCGCTCGATCACCGACGGAGTAATCGTAAAATTTCCCCGCAACGGATATTGATTGCCGTCCACTTTAAGGTAGGCAATCCCTGCTATTCTTTGCGCCATGTTTCAATCCTTTCTATGGGCGAGAACAGGCTAGTGCTGCCAGACCGAACAGCACTAGCAAGATGATTATGGAAACTCCCTGCGGGTCCATTACGCCGCTACGACCGTATCAAGGCCACGGTCATACTGGAGCCTGAACTGAGCCAGCACAGCGAACACTCGAAGTTGGTTGACGAGATCAGGCGGATAGAGGACATTGACGCGATTCGGATCATTGGGATCGCGTTCAACAATCAGGTTGGTCTTGAACGCCTTGCCGTTCTCAACCAGACCGTTGAACTCGTCAATGCGGTATTGCGCAACCAACTCCGCCTTGATGATCTTGGGCGTAACGATCGCCTGTCCGGCTCCGAACCGCGTGCCATCATCGGCCAGCTTATGACGTGGATATTTGCTGGTGATGGCCTGCCGTTGATTGCGCAGCAGCTTGGCGAGCGT